ATCGAGGATTCTTGGTTATCATGAAACTTTTTTTTTGTATTTAGTTGACAGAAGCAGTTGATTGTAGTTTGATGTCGTTTATTGCTTTTTTGGCAATATTTTAATCCATGGCCCAACGGCCTAAAACAACAATCAAAATAAAATGAAAATACTCAAAGATGAAATGAATGAATTCAAACGCATAGTTAGTTCCTCCGCAAGTTTCAAGCGGTGGATTAGATGCCAGATTGCTATAAAGGTTGAAGGCGATTTATGGCTATACAACGATGGGACAAAACATCATGCGATTGAATTAGTTGACGATTATTTAAGCGATACAAAAACAACTTCCCAATGGGAAAAGGTTTTTGAAAATAGAGCCAAGCGGAGCATATGGAATGAATGCCAAAAAATTGTAGAAAAATTTTAAGCTGGATTGAAAAACAATTAACTCAAAAATTACTATGAAAATTACTGCAAAATTACTTGATGATAAGGTGCATACCTTAAACGTATTACTTGGACGTCCCTTAACTCCTTACAAAGAAGATAGACAAGGTAATCTCCTTAAAGGTACTCATGGACAAGTCATACCATGCGCAAATCATTTTATGATAGATAACTCATATGGTGGCGTACGTCTTGATGAAATGGCAAAAGGAGGTGGCGTTAATGTTATCCTTGAACGTTCTACCAAGTGCGAGCTATTCGATCAAATTAATGCAATGATCAAAGGATATCAAATTGGCATTGCGTAAACTACAAACAACTAAATTTAACTTACAATGCAATACGACATTTCAATTATACTACTCGCACCATACGCCATCCTTGGCGCTTGGTTAGCAATTAAATTACTACTCACAAAGAGAGAAAATTAAACATGAATACTACACAAGCAAACCGAGCATATCTAAAAATGAAACGTAAACTCATGGAGCGCATGGGATATTCAAGCATAGATATTCCTACATTACGCAATGTACATCCAGAATTTATGTATGCCAAGCAAAGGTTAATCAATGCAACGAAGGAGAAATTATCATGAAATTATCTACAGAAAAATTATTGTTACTTACAAAACAAGACAATGTCTTGTCTTTAATATGGGATGCGGAAAATACAAGCGATGGAAAATATAAATACTCTCTTGCTGACTATCTTGACGCAAAAAAAGTTTATAAAGAAGCAGAAGAGAGACTGAACGAGATACACGAGGAAGAGTATCCGGCAAACTTGCAAAATATTAACTACTCTAACAACGCATGAAACACGCAAAACAACTCTTTCCAATCGCCTTGCAAGAATTGATTGAGATAGGCGAGAAAGCACGGAAACAAAGAGAGGGTAGGGAGCGTGCAAAGCATGTGGCAAGGCCTCGTGAAACGAGGGCATGTAAGCATGGTGCAAGAGGGCAATCCTTTACAGAAAAAGAGAAAATACAACTAACATTTAACCTAAAATAAGCATGAGAATAGCAGCACACAAACAATCACCCAAGCTTACAAGCTTCGAGGTCTTTGCATACAAGCAAATCAAAGGCCAGCGTGCCTGTATGAAGGTTCTAGAGGTGGAAGCGAGAACTGCGCAGGATGCAGGCAAGACCGGGCAAACATTTAGCAAGATGATGTCTTATGAATATTCACATGTAAGGGAGGTAAGGTAATGAGCAAACCAGACAACAATGAAGAGAAAGAAGATACTTTAGAAACCTTTTGTCTTGTGGCTAAATATGGAGACATGTCAGCACATGGCATGGGAGATACTGCGCATGTTATTATTTTCAATAGAGAATATTCTGATGTGGTTACTAACTTTTTGATTGCACAGGTAAAAAGAGAAACAGACCAACCCTTTAGACTAAATTCTCTTATAATGAAAACTTCAAAGGAAGATGAATGGCAGAAATCTAATAAACTAGATGATGAATACTATGATTATTTCAACAAACTTAGAAGTATTGGATTCTTCACAAGTAAGTATGATGCAAGAACATCCTGGGATTTATGTTACCATGAACCTGAGTTTATTGAGCAAACCTATGGAAAGTTTGAAATTGTTAGGGATCTGCGAGTAAAAGATACAGACAAATTAAAAACAGAATTTTACTTATCTGAAAGATGGGGAGAAGATATAAAGATTGATAAAGCTCAAAAAAATGCAAAGTGGCTTTTCATTCATGCAAGTAAGAAAACTTTTTATGGTGAAGGAAAAGCCAATCGAGTTTTTGTAATAGCTCATAAGGACGATGATGGTGAACCTTGTCTTGCCCCAGAAGTCTACTCAGATTATTCAACGAAAGATTATATTCGTGAGTTTGTAAGAGAAACTTAATCTTTACCCTATAGCTTAACGAGAAAGCGTTTTGGTTGTGTCACATGAGTATTCACCCTCATAATCAATCAAAACGCTTTTTAGCACCCTTCTTGGGCTTCATTTGGCATCATTTGTAACATCATGTAGTCTGATCTGAGCCTAAAATGGTTTCTTATCATGCAATCTTGTTTCAACTCGTGTTGAGAAACGCCCGGTAGGTTTGGTAAAAGTTAGTTTGGTTGCACGCACCTCACCATTTCTGTTCTTTGCAACATTGCAAATGATATCATCATTGGTTGGATCTACTTCTTTTTCTCGATGCATGAGAAGCACGCAATCTGCATCTTGTTCTATTGAGCCAGACTCACGCAAGTCTGAGAGCATGGGGTTGCGATTAGCACTTTCTAATGCTCTGTTGAGTTGAGAAAGGGCAAGCACAGGAACTTCGTATTCCATTGCAATTGCTTTCAAGGATCGAGAAATGTGGCTAACCTCTTGCACTCTTGAGTCATGCCCAGGTGAGGAGAGTAGCTGCAAGTAATCGATTACGATTAAACCAAGCTCACCTTCCAATCTTTGCTTGGCAATGAATGCTTCAATACTTTGCATGGTGGCTTGGTTATCATCCTTGAATGTTATAGGCCAACCTTGCATTGCTTGCACTTGTGTCTCTAGCTTTTGCTTGTGACCTGCATTGAGAAATCCCTTGCCTGTAGGTTTGCGTACACCACTAGCATTGGAAAGTAATCTGCCAGCACATTCAGATGATGACATTTCCAAGCTTGCATAGCTTGCACGCAGGCCACGCTTTGCAGTCTCATAGGTCATCTGTATTGCTAATGCACTCTTTCCAACTCCTGGGCGTGCTGCAAGGACGTACAAGCTACCTTTCTTGAATCCACCTCCAAGAATAGCATCAAGCTTTTCCAATCCTGTTGGGATTGCTTGCGTACCACCTGCATCTACTTCGAGAAACTCGGCAAATGCTTCTTTGCTTGCTGCACCACAACTTACCACGCCTTTACGTTGACTGAGTGACTTTGCAATGGTGTTCACAAATGTCTGAGAAATCTCTTCTGCTGGTTTACTTGCTTTTAAATCATCGTTTGCTTGCCATAAGGCACGCTCCACGGATCTCGTGTTACGATGATCTATCAAATATTCAATGTATCTTTCTATGCCACCACCACCATATTTTTCGCTCAAAAAGATTACTTCTTGTTTTAGCTCTGGATGTTCAATGATTAAATCAATCTCATTGGCAGGTGCTAACCGTAAGCACGTTTCAAAGATCGTGGAACGATCCATGCAGGAGAAGTCATCCTTGGTAAGAGACTCACCTGCTTGTGCTGTGGCCACTCCACTTTCATCATGCAGCATGGATGAGAGAACTGCTTGTTCTGCTAATTCAACATCAATCATCCGGGTGCTTGGTAGTTACATCAAAATTTAAGCCATGGGTAGAAACGCTTGTGCTTGCTCTGCGTAAATGTGGATAGCGTTCCTTCAACCATGTTTTGCAAGCAGTGCGAAAACATGCATCCCAATCCAAGTATTTTTTACCTCCTGCTTTTGCCCAATCTGTAAACGCTTCAAGCGCACCATCGAAATCGATGCCTGCATCTTCTGCTATTGATTTGTTAGGTGAAAAATCAGATGGTAATAATCGCTTTCCACGGGTCTTGCTTTTGACCTCAGAAATGTCAGGGGTACTATATATATTATTATTAAGGTATTTCGTAAGAA